ACGCGCCCAGACACGATCAACTGCTCGGGATGTGGACGATTCGTGCGCGACATTGACCGCTACTCACAGGACTGTCCGCACTGCGGAGCAGATAACCGCCCATGAATACCACCACTACCAAGATCGCTGGAGAGGCTATGACTATCGAGGAAGCACGTGAAATTGCTGCGCGCTGCTGGTGCGCGCCGGAAACTTCTGGCATCGAAATGGATACGCGATTGACGGAAGCGTTCGCCCGCGCCCTGCTTGCAAGAAAGCCTGCCGTGCCCCAGTACTCAAAGAATATCAAGTGGCCGCAAGGTTACTGCCTTGATCCGAACGGCGTCATGTGCACGCCACCGGGTATGCATGAAGCTTGGTCTTTCGGCTATGACCTTGGTTACGCGGATGCGCTTGCAATTCGTTCCCCCACCGCTCCCGCGCAATCGTGCGGTGACGCCGAGCAAGCAGACGCAGTGCAGGTGGATACGCCAGGAAAGCTCATTTTGAACGGCGAGCTAGTCAACGTCGGTATTGACGAGTCGGGAATCGGCGACATGGAGCTAATCGTAGGTACGCGAGGCGTACTTCTTAGCGGCCTTTCAATCGACGAAACCAAAGCGCTGGCGCCATTACTGTTTCAGGCTGTGAAACTGATCGTGGCCCGCGCTTCATCCACCGGAGATCAGGCATGACCACAGTCAAACACCTACCGGAGCCGGTGGTGGACGAATTGGCAATGCTGGTTCGAAAACTCGTCCGTCACGTCCGCAAAGCTTCGCCAGACAACAACATGGCGACTATGGCGATGGACTACCTGCAGCGCAAAGGTCTAGCTGGCTCGCCACTTCGTGACGCCGCCCCACAACAGCCCGCGCAATCTGCCGAGCAGGACGAGCGGGCAGCGTTTCTTTCCGGGCGCGACGTTGAAGAATTGTTTCTATGCTGGTCCGAGTGGACGACTGAACTCGGGGAGGCTATCTCGTGCAAGAACATCGACGGATTTGTCAGTGACCTACGCGCCATTCTCGCCGCGCAACCTGTGAGCGGAGGGAAATCGTGAGCGATTTCGACACATGGTTCGATCGGGAGTATCCCAAGGGAGATGATGGGCGTCGCACGAAATATCACGAGTCTATGGTTATGACTCTGATGATCGATGCATGGCAAGCATCCCGCCGCGCGGCGCTTGAGGAAGCGCATACCGTATGCCTCGCTGGCGTCAAATGGTCGCCCGAGCCGACGAAGCATGTCCAGTTCTATGTCAACGGAACATGCCATCGACTAGCCGCCGAAATAAGCCAACTCGCCACGGAGACAAATAATGGTTGAAGACCTGATTAAGCGGCTGCGCGACACGGTCGAGGAAGAACCCGGCCACGGCTTGCGCAACGACGCCGCCGACCTGATCGAGCAGCAAGCCGCCCGCCTAACCGCCCTTGAGTCCGAGCGCGACGCTCTACTCGCGGCAGCAGGGAAAGAGGCGGTGGCGAATGATCTTGGCGATGCAGCGCGCGACGTGATCATCGAGCGTCAGCGTCAGATGTCGGTCGAGGGATGGACGCCGGAACACGACGACGAGCACGAGATTGGCGAGCTTGCCCGAGCCGCTGCATGCTATGCGGCCAACGCTACCGGATTCCGCCTTCAGAGCCGCCTGAACATCTGGCCGTGGGACCGAGAATGGTGGAAGCCCACAACGCCGCGCCGCGATCTCGTCAAGGCCGGCGCGCTGATCATCGCAGAGATCGAGCGTATTGACCGCGCCGCTGCATCTGCCGGAGATCAGGCATGAGCGAAAAACTGGAGCGATGGCTGAAGGAAGGCCGCTACCTACCGAGTTACATGCGCGACTTCCATGATCAAAAAGACCTGTTCAAGGCCATCCACCAAACCATCGACGTTCGCAAAAACGACATGGCGAAGGATGTCAGTTGGCCCGTCGGTCAGGTCTACGTGATCGACATTTTCCTCTGGTGGATGGCGCGCAGGGGCTACACGCTACAACGCGCACGGGTCGATCAAGAGTTTCTGGACATTCACGAAACGATCCGCATGCAGAACGAGCGCCGGGATGCGGCGGAAATGGCTGCGCTGAAAAGCATGTTAGACAAGGAGCCTAAATGACTGCCCCAACTACCCAGATCGCCGCGCGCGCGCAATCGGCTGACGCCTTGACCCGTGAGTTGCTCGAAACGCTGCAAATGATGGTGCTGCACTTCACAAAAACGCCTTCGACCCTGGCTGATTCCAAGGCTCGCGGTAAGGCACACGAGGTCATTGCCAAGGCATACGAGCAGATCGGATACACCGCTCCCACCGCCGCTCTTGAGAATGGAGACGGGCGGGATGCGTGGCTGCTGAAGCTTTACGAAGTGCTGATGCAGCAGAACATCGTGACAAGCGAAGAATCGTATCTGTCGCTCAGGTGCGTGGGTGTGCCACCGACCGAAGCCGAGTTCGCCACGGTGGTTCAGCGGGCCATTGACGCCGCCCTGTCACAGAAAGCGGGAGAGCAGCAGTAAATGGCAGACGCAGCACAACGCATGGTTGAAACCACGAAGAACGCATGGGGTGTGAAATGAACGTGATCGATTTGCCTAAATTGGTGACGCTGGAAGAATGGGCTGAGCGCATGTTCGGCGAAGCCAGGCCGCATAGAAACACGCTCTACAATTGGCGCCGGTTTGGCTGGATCGTGCCGGCACCGATCAAGATCGGCAGCCGATATTTTGTTGAGCCCAACGCAGTATATGCTGACAGTGACGGGGAAATGGCCCGGAGGATAGGAAATGGCAGCCGCTAGGCGTCGGGAAGCAGCGCGTCGTAACTGGCCCCTGCATTTGTATAAGAACGGGGCTGGTTACTTCTATTGGCGCAACCCGGAAACAAAAGAGAATCACGGGCTAGGTCGAGACCAGGCTAAGGCATTCGCAGAGGCGCGAGCGGCGAATATGGCGATTGCGCAAAAACGTGGTCATACGAGCCTCGCCCAGAAGATCATGGAGCCAGAGGGGAAGCCGCTTGCGGAGTGGGCCACCGACTACGAGCGTATCTACGAGGCAACACGCACTAAATCGCCATCCAGCGTGAAAACCATGAAGGCCGGCGTGCGCGCTGTCCGCTCGGCTCCGTTCATTGACATGCACCTGAAAAAGATCACGACGGCGCAAGTCTCGAAGTTCATCGAAGAGGCCACGAGTACGCGCGGTGCCAGCATGGCGGCACTCATGCGCAAGACCCTGGGCGATATGTTTCGCGAGGCCGAAACGAAGGGGCTCATTGAGACGGGGAAAAATCCGGTCACGGTCACCCGGAAGCCCAACATTGAGGTGGGCCGTGCGCGCCTGACCTTGGAGCGATTCCAGGCAATCTACGCGGCGGCGTCGGAGTTCGATCCATGGGTAGCCCGCAGCATGGAACTGGCTATCGTGACGGCCCAGCGTCGCGATGATGTGGCAAAGATGAAGTTTGCGAACGTGCAGGACGGCTTTCTCCTGGTCACGCAGTCCAAGACGGGGGCAAAGCTGCGAATTCCTGTATCGCTCAGGCTGGATGCCTTGGGGCTGTCGGTCGATGACGTGGTGAAGCGATGCCGTGACGCCGTAGTATCCAAATCCATGCTCCACCACATCCGGACAAACGGTAAGGTCAGGCCAGGCGACGCCATCGGTATCGACTCCATAACGCGTGCTTTTATGCTGGCGCGAGATAAGGCAGAAATCACGTGGGAGGAAGGTAAGACGCCCGCAACATTTCACGAGATTCGAAGCTTGGCAGCGCGGCTCTACACGGAGCAATACGGGTCGGCATTTGCGCAGGCGATTCTCGGTCACAAGACCGCGAGCATGACGGAAATGTACCGGGACTCTCGCGGCTCTGAGTGGGTCGAGATCAAGGCAGGCTAGGCCGTAATTGTAGAAAAAATGTAGACGAATTGTAGACGGATGTTCTGAAAACCCTGTGGACGCGGCGTTCCGGAGGTTCGCCAATTACATTGCATGTAAGACCGTTAAAACGGTCGATTGTCCGTTACAATCAATAACTTAAGAGAGATTTCAGGCGGTCTGTGCTCGCATATCTGCGCACAACGCCGAACAAATGAAATCAACGAGTTACAGAGCATTTGTAGACTGGGAATTCCGCCGTGGGCCTCTTCAACGAACAAGGCACGGATCGCCATTGCCTCGGCTGCGAGCACTTCGCCGAATGGCGCTCGGGCGGTGCGGTCATCCTTTGCATGCATGAGGGCAGGCCATATGTGCAGGCGATGCCGGATCGCGGCTGCGTGCATTGGGTTCGCGCCATCGGATCGGACGATGAAGTGTCCGTCGATCGGCGCGAGCGACGCAGTTACCGCTGACCGGAGGCGTCAAACCATGACTTCGGGACAATCACGGCGTCGGGAGATGGATTTGTCGGTTTGCTGACGTTCGTCACCCAGATATTAGAGTATCGATTGAACGACGTTTCAAATGTCTGGGCATCGACTTTGTCGCGGAACTGATTCCAGAAGTGCCACTGCGGGACAGCGGTCGTGTATGCAATAGACTTGAACCCGAGACCGTTCTGCACCGACTCAGGCAGGAATTGCTGCACGAGGTAGCCGGTCTTTGGATCGACCGCAGCCCGCATTTTTGCCATGACTCGCGTGTCTTCGCGGTTGAAGATAGGCCATGCCTGTTGCAACGGGTTGAAGCGCCCGATCACGAGGCCGGCAGTGAGTACCGACGCGGCGAGCATCGGAACGGCCGGGTCAATCTTCGTGTGGCGCGCGATCAGGTAGGCAACGATCGCAAACGGGATGATCAGCATATCGATTGTGTTCTCCCAGAATGGGACTTCCGAAGCCGCCTTCAGCATCATCCAACCGAACACCACCACCGCGACGAACGTGACGATCCGCGTCGGCGAGACAGTCAGTCCGATCCGGCTGACCATATTGACCACGAAAAACAGGAGCAGGACGCCCTGCGCATACTGCATGCGGCTTGGCTGGACGCTGTTCCAGAGCAGGAACCGGCCGACTGTGGCCGGGATCGGGAGAAGCTCCCACGCCAGCATCATCAGGAGCGCGACGCCAAGAATCAGGGTGCGGCGCGTGAAGTCTCGATCTTTGAACGCAGCCGTGACGTTCCGGTAATTCGCGAAGCACAACGCGATAAGCACGAAGAACACCCCGAACGTGCCTGATTCGCAGATATTGGAGTTGGGCAGCAGCTCGTGAAACTTGCCGTCGAACGTCGAGAACGGGAAGAGTTGCGATGCCAGTTGGCGCATGCCGACACCGCCGCCCATGACGCTTCGGCCACCTGGATACAGCGTCTTCGTCGTGGCGAGCAGGTAGTCTTTCAGGTAAAGGACGGTTGTCGCGGCTGCAGCTCCGGCAGATAGCACTAGGCTGGCGAGAGGAACTGGACGCAGCCACTCGCGACCATAGGCCAGGACAAAGGCCATGCTCACGAAAGCGAGCGAGACAATGTACGGCGGATAGAACATTTCGATCATCATCCCGGTCAGCAGCCAGTAAAACAGCAGCAGCCGGGTCCACTTCGGAACGCGCAGGAACAGAGCGGCCATCGCGGCGCCGTAAAGTGCGAACAGCACCCCCTTGTCGGTCCACCAGAACTGCGAGTAACCGGTGAAATACGCGCAGAAAGCAAGTAGCACAGCCTGCGTGCGCGTTGCGCCGGTCACCATGAACAGGACCGTATAGCCTGCGATGAATAACGCGAAGACCGCAAAGTAATGGAATGAGAACGCGTATGCCGGATTGACCAACTTATAAAGCAGCATCGTCGGCTTGAAGAAATAGCCCCAGTCATCAATCGGAATGCCGAATGCAATGCGCAGATCGTCGTTATAGGGCGACGTTTTGTTATAGCGCTCGAAATGGTTATTGACGGACGCCGCGGTAAGCGACGTAATCACTGCCCACTCATCAGCTCTGACCGGCTTCGGCTCGCCCACAACCAACCCCGTATTCTTCGCTTCTAATTGCTGCAGCACCAGCCCATATGATGATGGGGACCACGTTTGTGAAACGTAGATGGCCCCGAGTATCACAAGGGCGCCGACGAATAACGATCGGAAAGTTAAAAATCGCTTGGCGTAGGTTGACATTGCGGTTGAAATCCGGCTGAGGAAGCGGGATGATACCGCACGCGCTACACATTAAAACAGGCAGACCATGACCAACCTACGCTTACCCACTCGAACTTTCGGACTTGCAATCCTTGCTGCGATGTATTCCGCATTGCTTTTCATGATTGCCAGGGGCGCAGGCGGTCTCTGATTTCACTTCGCCGTTCCCTTGACCTTCTCATAGGTGCGTAGGCCGCCCATTCCGAGCATACCCATCATCAATTGCCACAGGTTGTCATCGAGACCCGGCATTGACGGCAGGTTGTGCCCGAATGAAAGCGCGGCCCATGTGGCAACCGGGCGGACCAGATACTGATAGGCGAGAGCGAAACCACATACCCAACCGATGAAGGGGCGCCAGCCTGCAACGAAGGTTGACTGATTCGACGCCTCCGTCTGGTTCACGCCGATTTGGGCCTTGGCGATTTCGAAAGCCTGATCCATTTCCTTGAACTCGCCGGCCTGCTGCGCCTTGAAAAGCTCGAGCTTGGCCGCGGCCGCCTGAGTGGGATCAGGCCATACGCGATCGATGATCTTCGATCCGAAATCAAGCACCGAGCCGATTCCGGTGATGTCTAGCAGCCCCATATCACACTCCGTTGCGCATCATGTCGGCGAGCCGGATCGCACGGCCTTTAACCTGCGATGCCCATGCCGAATTGAGCATCCCGTCTGCTGCTGCGTCATACCGACCCTGCCGCATGGCAGCTAAAGTGTTCTTGAATCCGCTCAGCTTACTCATGCCGAGGTTGAAGCACATATTGCAGAGCACGCGCTGACGAACATCGTTCAGGTCAGTCCACCACGGAAGATCGCGGTCGAGGTCGTGATAGACATTCTGCAAATCGGCATCGAGCAACTTATTCACCTGGTCATCCGTGAGCGGGTATGACCAACCTGCCGGCAAAGGTGAGGCTTGAATGTTATGCCCTACCCCGACTGTCGGAATGCCCTTCGTATCGCTGTAGGGCACGTATCGCACACCTTCGTCACGGCGCAGTTCACCGATGAGAAGCAGCTCGTTGTCGGGGTTCACTTTCCCCTCCGGTATCTCTGAATCGAGATATAGGTCTGCACGATGCTGTAGACCGTCGCGGTGAAAGCTGCAACGCCGGAGATCGTGAGATTGTCGGCGGCATGCGTGATGTAGACCCCGAGCCATGCTGGTGAAGCTTTGGCCGCTGCAATGGCGGCTTCTTTGTAGTGGTCCATGGCGTCAATCCGGGATCGTGGCATTTTTGCCATCGTCTGCGTCGATCGACTTCAGGCAGTGATCCTTCTGGAACAGGTTCAGAAATTTGCAGAGCACGCAAGCCCAACGCTTGCCTTCCCGCATACCCTTCCCCGCGCGGCTGCTGAGCGTTTCATCGCTTGCGCCACCGGCCGCCACATTGAGCGCACGATCAAGCAGCAACAGCCAGTTCATCGTGTATCGCAGAAGGAAATTCAGCATGATTTCTCCCCGTTATCAAACTGCTTTACCGAACACGCCGCGCGCGGATCAGGCCGCTTACTGTCAACGTGCTGGTCGTGTAGCTCACATTGCCGACGAGATACACCGTCGTCGTTCCTGCCAGACTCAGGCGCACAACCGGAGTCGGGATGATGTCCGCCTGCCCGGTTGCCTTTGTGGCGCCAATGAATGCAACAGTGCCGAGAGCGCCGAGAGTTGCCGAGGTTGTGCTGATGCCAACCTGCTCGCCACCAACGATCGTTCCGCCTGCCGGGGAGACCTGCATGACGCCGGAAACGTCCCAGTCGCCTGCAGTGAGGCTGATACTCGTGATGTTGGTCGAGACCGCGGTCGTGATTGCGACAGACGTTGCACTCGCGGTCACATACTCGCCAACCGCACCCGCGTTCGCGTTGTTGTTGGTCGTCGTGCCGACGATGCCGTTTGTTTGCGATACCGTCAGCGGACCGGTGATCGAAGTCGCGCCGGCCGTCAGGCTGTTGACGTTGGCCGCACCGGACGAGACCAGTGTCGTGAACGATCCTGCCCGAGTTCCGCCCGTGATATCCGTTACCGTGGCGCCGTAAATGGTCCCCGTACCAGAATCATTGATAGGCAGAGCAGTACCCGCAAAAGTGTTCAGGCCGATAGATACGTTCTTCGCTCCTGCGGTCAGGATGAGGCCCGTATTCAGATTGAGAATCGAGTTCGTACTGACGACGAGCGAAGCCCCCAGCCATGTACCGATCTTGACCGCGACAGTTCCTGTTGGCGATCCGACAGCAGGGTTGAAAGCATTACCTAGAATTGCTCCGTCATAGGTCTGATCAAGCGAAATCCCCCACGAGTTGTTCTGCACGAGGAAGAAGTTGTTCGTGACGGTCAGAGCCCCCATCGGGGAGAAAAGCCCGATGCCCGCGATCGTGCAATTGAACTGGCAGCCATTGACGCTGAGCTGATCGAGACCGGATTCGCCGGCCGCGGCGTAAATGCCGTACTGGTTGCCGGTGAAGTTGCTCTGGTTGACGGAGACGCCCTGCACCCACGCCCCATAGTTGATACCGGCGCGGCAGAAATTGAACGTGCAATTCGTGAAGTTGAACGGCGCCGGCACCAGGGCAGCCGAGCCTCCAACCAGATAAACGCCGTCTGTATTGAAGCCGTACCCGGCAACATAGACGCCGGTGAACGCGACATTCGATGCGGACAGGACGCTTACGCCGCGAGCCCAGTAGTTGCCGACCTGATAGCCGTCAGAGCCACGCAGGGTAACGTTCGTGATGTCCGATTGCGGAGTGTTGGCCGGGTTCGGAATGCTCGACGCGGACTGGACGATGTTGATCCCGTAGCAGTTCGTCGGACCTTGCCCATTCGTCGAAAGCGTCATTTCGCGAATGTGGAAGGTGTTGAACTGGTTCTGCAACGTGATGTTCATGCCGTTCACCGAGGCGGCAAACAGCAATTGCGTCACATCCTGTCCTGCACCACTGATCGTGATCGACGCGATGACAGGGCTTGCCGGGAAGCTGTAGGTGAGCGGGTTGACGAAGTAGAACGTGCCCGCAGGGATGACGATATGGATATGTCCCGAACTCTCCGCGATTGCCGCGGTGAGCGCTGCATTGAATGCAGCCGTGTTGTCGGTCACACCATCGCCAACCGCTCCGAAGTCACGGATGTTCTTTTTAACCTGCGTCGCATTGGACAGGCGGAAATACGTGCCGTCGAACTCAAGTTCGTAGACACCATTAGCCGCGATCATCCCGCTTTTCAGGGCGTTCCCGGCCGCATCCACGACCGGCACAATGCCAAGGCCATTAAGGTTGACGGTCGTCGCTCCGGTGTTGCTGGCAATGGCTTTTACGCTCACCCGCATACCGGTCACATAGGCGGCCGGCGTCGGGGAAATCGTCGCCACAAGAGAATTGGCCGCGCCGGTATCTACTGCGTAGAACGGCCCGAGTGCATCGCTTGTCTGCACCTGGAAATTCGTTCCGTCATACACCATCGTATAGACGCCGCCAGCAATCAGCGTATTGGCTGTCAGCGGTAGATTCGGCGCGCGCACCACTGCGACAGCGCCCAGACCGTTGAGGTTAATCGTCGTTGCACCGGTATTCGTCGCAGCGACCTTGACGACCGCACGAAGACCGGCCGTGTATGCTCCAGGAGGCTGCGGAAACGCTCCGGTAATGGCATTCGCAGTGCCACCGCCGACGACATAGGAGCCAGCCTTGACCGCATCGCTAACGGCACGGTCAACGAATTGCGTGTTGGCAATAATCGTTGAGCTATCGCCTTCGGGAGCGGTCGGAACACGCGGCTGCCCGGTGAACTGCGGCGAGTCGAGCGACGGGTAGATCGACGAGAACGGGGCGCTCTGAGCCAGGCTGTCAACGGAGATTCCCCGCGTCACTCCATCGGCTTCCTTCCAGATAGGAAGCTTGTCTGAACCTGCCGCAGTGCTTGTGACTGCCAGATCGTTGATCGTGCTCATGCCGGAACCTTGTAGTGAAGCGACCACGTACCGGCCGCGAGATTCTGATTGGTAGCCCAGGCAATAGCCTCGTCAGCACTGCTAAAGAATTCTGACGAGCTGCCGCTTTCAGTCGTAACGAAGTAACCGGCGGTCATGTCGTTCTCACCCAGATAGAAATATTGAAGCCGCCAGATCCGGACTGCGCCTGGCTTGCATTGACGCCGCCCGATGTGTATCCAGGGCATACCGTCCAGACAGACCCCACCGGGCCATTAGGCGGATTTGCCACACCGTTCGTCACGGCGATGCACCCGATGGCATTGGCGTTATATGCGCTGACGCTCGTCAGGATCGCCATGTTGATAGCGTTCGCATTGATCGAGCACAGCAGGCTGTTGATGTTGTCCCATCCGATCTTCACGTCAGAGGAACTCTGATTCATGCCGGTGCCCTGCTGCACTGGCTCATACCCGAGGCTGTCGCTAACAAACCAGCTCACGCCGTCAGTGCGAAGCATCAGGAACTGATAGATTTTCGAGCTGACGATGGTCGTCCCGAGATTGCCAAGCCGGCTGAAGATGGAGCCGGTCGGCGTCACGATGCTGTAGGCATTACCGGTCGTGTTGACAAATGCCACGCAGCAGCCTGCACCAGCGGTCACAGGAGTTGGCAACGTCACAACGAACGCTGTGCCGCTCAGGTTGTATTGGTATCCGCAATCGACTCGAGCAAGCGTCTTCGCAGCCCCTAGCGAGCCATACCGGCAGATCGTGTTCACGCGCGCCGGCATGTTCGTTTGCGACCAACCAGTCGTAGCGACCAGGTTTGAGTTGTCGTCTGTCGGCGCAGTCGTCGTGTAAAGCGTGTTCAGGTAATAACGGCCGCCGTCGCTCGCAACGATGATCGTTGGGACAGATTCGGGGCTCGTGGTATCTGTCGGCACATACGTGTACATGCCATAGTTGTTCACCCATACCTGATTCGTAGCGCCCTTCGATCGTGCGCGCAGTTCGTTCAACGATGCCGCGCTTTGAACGCTAGACGTGCCGACAGCAATGGCAATCGGATCGGTCTCGTTCAGTGACGCATAGCACGTGCGGCCCGCTGCATCGAGAACGGTGATGGAATACGGGATCGGACAGAAAAGATGGATCAGCGCGCCAGCCGCGGCAGCATGGCCGTGTGTGGTGCGGATGGGTTGCGTGACGACAGTCGTTCCCGACGCGTCAGAAGTAACGGTCGCGGGATAGGCAACGGGATCAAGCCCCGCCTGCCCGATATAGATAAACCCGGACTCCAGTGGCTGCCCAAAGGTATCCGTGAAATATGGAAGCGCACGCGCCTCGCTGATGGTCGCCATAGCGTTCCCCCAAAGTAAGCAGGGCGCCCCGCAGGACGCCCAGGATCGGCTTGCTTACGTCTGGTTGAAGAGCATGATGCCGGCCATTTCGGTGTTCGTGACGCTCACACCGTAGAAGGCGTCGATCCGGTACAAGGACTTGTACGTTTCGATGTGCGCCTGCTTGGTCATCACGATTTCGATGCCTTGGTCGGTCGTGCCGCGCATCACTGCGAGACCCTGATCGGCAGGAACCGCGAGGCGGCCCGGGAGGATTTCAACCGCTTCCTTCTTCCAGAAGCAGTTCACGCCAGCCGTGACGGTGTTCAGCCACGTGATCGCCGCACCCGACGCCGGGGCTGCCGTGCAGTTCTTGTACGACAGTTCCGCGTCGGTGCCACCCGTACCGCTGATGATTGCCGGCGTGATGTTGATCGTGCCGGTGCCGCCCGCGCCCGAGACGATTCCGACCACGCGGAAGGTTTTCGGCAAACCCGTATCAATCTTCGTGATCGGGTGAACGTTGTTCACGCCCGCGATCGTGAACGCATCGCCGACCTTGACCGTGCCCGACGTGACCGTGATCGCCAACGCCTGAATGCGGTTGTCCACGTTCGATTGCAGCGGGCCGCTCGGCGAAGCGGAAAGAGCCTTCGGGACCGTGTACTGGTTCGCGCCGTTGACCGTGACCGTCACGCCTGCGGCAGCCGTCAGACGAGAGATATAGTCGGCCTTAAGAACGCGTTCGAAGCCTGCGACCTGACGACCAACCGTCGCCATTTCGTAGGCGTCCGCGGCTTTCTGGCCTTCGACAAGATATGCGCGGCTTGCGAGGTTGCCGGCCATCGCGTTGTAATCGCGCGAGCCAAACACCGAATAACGACCGTCGTAGTCGATACCCGATTCGTTCATCAGCGCATCAGCCTGGGCCAGATCATCGAAACCGGTTGCCGCGACGGTGCGCTTGACCACCAACGAGCCGAGCGTCGAAACGGCGTTCACCACATCGACGTTGATGTCAGAAGCGATCTTCTGCTTGGCGGCCATGCCGAGGCGGTTTTCCTGCAGCGCGTCGCGGAGTTCGGTCGCGTCCATCACCCACGGCGAGCTACGGATCGTGTCGAGCGCGGCCGGAACCGTCAATTGGGTCTTGGCGTTGAAGTTCGCGGTCTGGTCAAGGCCGGTGAACGAGCGCGCGATGTACGGCATCGGGCGACGGATGATGTCGCCTGCGCGGGCCATCATCGTCTGATCGTTCTGGAACACGGTGACCGACTTCGACATGACCAACTGGTCATGAAAGCCTTCCAGAAGGCGTTCGAACGCCACGCGCTCTTCCTTCGAAAAAGCGTTGGTCGTCGGGATAAAAGGTGCTGCCGGAGGCGTAGCCATGATTTGCAATCCTAAATAAGAGACGAAAAATGAATGGCCTAAAGGCCACAGATTTCGCATCCACCAGGACTGACGCCATAGCGCCGATGTGATGAGATACGTGAAGCTAGCTGCCGGAGCGCGTAAGGAATTGGCTCTTATGCGCCCCGACCAGCAATTGCGATAATGCTACTACTATCGATTATGTTAATCAAGTAGTGCTAAGCAATAGTCGCCTACTTAAGGCCGTTTTGCTTCTTGTAGGCGACGACCTTGCTGTAGTCGCCGGTGCGCGCTGCTTCGTCACGAAGCTTTTCCAGTTGCGACGACGATGCGCTATGACCCGTCGCGCTGCGTTCGGAGGAAATGCGCGGCTCTGGCGCCGGCCGGTTGGGTTTGCGTGACGTCAAGTTCATCTCCAGTTTGGCAACGGCGACGGTGAATTTAACCGGGTCGGTGATGCGCGAAAGTTCGATCAGTTTCGTGGGCGACTTGGACAGTGCATAGACGAGCGCGGCCGGATCATCGGCACCACGCATCAGGAGGCCGCTTTGCGTCTGGTTCAGCATGGTGCCGACTTCTGATTCTGCTTCCTGAAAGTCATCGACGCCCAAAGAATCGGCGCGCGCCTTGTACGACTTCTTGAAGTTCTCGACTTCTTCCTGTTCGCGACGCTGCGCATCCAGCTTCTTGCGGTCCTCATCATCCGCGGCCGCTTTCCGCGCCATCCAACCGGCGAACGCTTCTTCGTACTTCGCTTCGTCGTAGTCGAACTGATCAAGCGTCGGCTTCGGGCCAAGGGTCGGCTCTGGCTTGGGCAGCTTGGCGCGAATCTCTTCCAGTTCGCGCTCAAGACGGCGCTTGTCTTTCAGCGCAGCATTGCTGATTTCGCGCAGCTTGCGGAAAGTGCGGCTTTCGTTCTGCTCGGGCGCTTCGCCTTGCGGGATTACTTCTGCAGTTTCGTTATCCGGCTGGCTGCCCTCGCCTTCAACGCCGGATTCAAGGTCGTCCGCTTCGTCAAACAGCACAGGAGCCGAGGTGGCGGCAGGTGGGTTTACCTCTTCAAGCGGCGTTTGCGTCTCGTCTAGCTGTTCCATGGACTCACCTTTTGGTGGAAATTTGCGACATCAGAAGTATACGGCTAAACCCTCACCTGGTAGTGCGAAATACGTCTATCATGCACACGATGAAACGCTTTCAAACACACCTGCCGGAGCCGATGCTAAAGCGACTGGAAGAAATCGCAAAGGAACGCGATTATTCAGTGGCTGAGATCATCCGCTCGATGCTACAAAAGCAGATTGAAGAGGACGACCGGAGCAAGAAAGAATGTGGCTGATTTTCTCTGTGTGGCTTTGCATCGCGAGCGCCTTTCTGATGCCGCCAGCATTCACGATGGGGTTGTGCTTCAGCTTGGCGCTAGGGCGCATCCTCTTTCTGACTCATGTGTCACTGATCGAGGTTGGCGCCGAGGCTATCGGTGAAACGCGCAAGATCGCTAGCGATGTGCGACGCAACGGCCTTGGCGTCATCAAGACAGTCCTCGGATGGGGTACTGCGGTCGCGGCGCTCATGACGGCTATCGTAGTTTTTCAAATACCTTTCTGACATGCGAAATTTCCACATCATCAAGGACGGCATGGACGTGTCCGCTCTCGCGCTGGCCGTGTCGATTGACCCCGCACGATGGCAGGCTGACGACTTCCTGCGCAAATATCCGCAGGGCCCGTTCGGCGATACCGATACGATCATGCTCCGCTTCCCGGAGATTGCTACTGGACTGACCGACGAGCAGATCGAGCTATACAAGCAGAATATGCTGCCGGGCTATGACCAGCATGAATCCATCTGCCGCCCGGCATGGGACCAGATTACGCAGGCGCACGACTTCGTGTTTGATCTGGCGCGCTTCACGCGGGCGACTCGCATTGGCCGTGTGATGATCAACCGGATTCGCCCGGGCGGCCGGATCTTCCGCCATGCTGATACGCCGGAACACGTCAGGTATTGGCGTCGCTTTCACCTGGTGATTCAGGGGCAGCCTGGCGCCGTGATTTACTGCGGTGAGGAAAGCGACGGCAGCAAGGATGAGGCTTTGCAGATGCTGACCGGCCGCCTGTTCTGGTTCCGCAATGAACTGGAGCACGAGGTGCGCAACGAATCGTCTGTTGACCGCATCAGCATGGTCATCGATTTACACTGCCCCAATGGTTCACGGTCGGAATAACCTTCACGCGCGCGGCGAGGTCGGCTTGCTTCGCCACGCGCTCCGCTGCGGCCTTGAAATGCCCCATTGCGATCGCCGTGTAGCGGAAGCTGTCAGCAGCGTGTGAATGTTCGTCGTGCTGCGGGTGCCCTGCCTTATTGCGTGTGTAGCGACGCAGATGCTCTAACAGCACACCACAGCCATTATCGTCAGAGACAAACGCGTTTTTCAGTGCCGCTCGCGCGTTCTGGATGCCTGTCTCGACAGGCAGTGAAGGCACAATCTGCACGTTCCACCCATACGACTTCATAAGCGATTCCGACGACATGCCGGTATGCAGAGAGCGCGCGCGGCCGTCGTGCGGCAGCCAGATCGTGCAATGTCCCCATCCATTCTGTCGTAGCCAGTCGCTGTAGTCCTTGAGTGCCAGGCCGTGATCCTCGTGGAACGCCAGCACGCGCAATCCGCTAATGTCTGCCTGCGCAATGGTGATAGACGTGAGATCGGCTACACCAAGGTCAAACACCGCATGGGTCGTCAGAGCCGGATCTTCCGCAATCGGCCTAATACGGTTGTTTACCGACAGCGCGTGCATTTCAACCCGATAGATCGCGCCGGATGCCGCCGAGAGCGGCACGCCTTCCCATATGTGGTCATAGCGCTCTGGGTCGTCTGCCTGTGAGCGCAGACGTTCCGCTTCGAGCGCGCTGTTCCAGAACGGGTTCCGATTCCAGTTGACCTGAATCACGCGCGCGTTAGCGGGCGGCTTCTCAATAAAGGTCGTATAGACCGGATCAGTGTCGAGTTCGGGATTAAGCGTCATCCAGATCTCTGACGTTTCCTTACGGATTGTCGGAAGCAGCAGATCAAGCGATCTCTGAGACAGCACCTGCGCCTCTTCTACCCACACGATATCAATGTCGTCTAGCGACTTGATGGAGTCAGCCGTGATGTCGCTCAGGCCACGAAAGATAAACTTGCTGCCGTTCGCGCCATTGATCTCTGACTTCTGAATGTCGTAGAACGATCCAGCAAGGTCCATCGCACGCATCCGCGACTCAAGCATTGACTTCACGGATTCCTGAATGGACTGCTGAATCTCTCGACAGCACAATACGCGTAACGGCTCGGCAGCAGCTCGGATAGGAAGTGCGGTGCCAACTGACATCGATTTTGCCGAACCGCGGCCACCGTGCAGAATGGTGTACCGCGGCCCCTGTGTCAGCAGGCATTCAGCCCAGTCAGGAAGCGATACGTCGCTCATCTGCCCACTGCCGGCCGGTTAGACGCATGGATAGGCGCTTGCGGCGGCGCAGCCACGTTACCGGCCGTCAGATCCTGCGCTGTCGGGTCGGGGACGACCTGGGCGCCGTGCAAAGGATTGATGCCTGGCGACGGTGCGGCGTTCCCGCTCGCCAATGCTGCGTCTACCTTGGCGTCGGACGGATGCTGCGGCTGGCTTGCGCTGATCTGTTCGGCAGTGCCCTGTATGTTGCCCTGCATGCCTTGCAACATGTTGATGATCGTCGCAAGCTGCGAGGCGTTGGTCTGCGATACAGCTTGCGCCGCCTTGGCCTGGTTGAGTTCGGCAGCAGATAGCGACTGAACGGCCGCGGCCTGAGACTTCGTGGAATTCGCATCCGATTCGCGCGCTTGCGCCAGCAATGCAACCGTTGCGGCGTCGGGCGGTGCGTTGGCTGCTGCTTCCTGCTCTTTCGCCAGTTCGTCCTCTTCCTCCTGCGTCGGCTTGACTACGCCGGCCTTCACGAGTTGCTTGCGAGCAAACTGGGCAAGGTCATCCATACCCTCCCCGTCGAGGTTCTTGACCATTGTCATCAGCATCAATTGCTGGAGCTGCTGATCTGTCACGCCTGGGATTATCTTAGCCAGCGCGTTCACGGTCGCATCCTTCCGGCTGTTGAATGCAGGGCCAACATCAACGAACACATCCATTCCGCGGTTAAACGACTTGGTGATGATCGGTCTTCCTTCACCGTCTAGCGAAGGCACATTGATCACTACTGATTCTTGGCTATTGTTTTTGTCATCTTCGTTGATCGCGGTGAACTTCCGATTTTCTTCGGTGTATATGTCGCAAGCCATCGACAGGTAGATTTCACCACATCGCAGCATCGCGCGTTTCATGCCGTCAATGAAGATATATACCTGCATGTCTTGATGCGCCTGGACACGGCTCACCAATGCATCCGACGTATTAGCGACCACTTCTCCGGCGGCCAGATCTCCACCCGTCACGTCCATCATGTCGGCTGCCGTGATCTGAATCAGCCCAGCCAATGCTGGCGGCACGTCCGGCTGCTTGATATAGCCAACTGGGCCTGAAACCGTAGATGACCCGTCAGCGCCAGTGATCGGGTTGATAAGCAGATAAGGGTTATTCGCAACTAGGTCGTTAGCCCACGTCAACTCATGACCCGCAATCTGCTCTGGCGTGAAAATAGGCTTCTCGCGCGGCGTGAATGCGGTGATGTCACCGAGCGTGCTGATCTGCATGTTGTACAGACGCTGTGAATCCTTAGCGAGGCGCACAGATCCCTGGAATCGCTCGATGCCGTCAATGATCTGGCGGATGCCCAGCACAACTACAATCGGTATCTCAGTTCCGGCGATGTAGCCGCAGTCCTTCAGGATGCCTGACCCGTCGAGGAAGTATTTGCGCACACGCTTCCTGTTTCTTTTGCCGGATCTGACTTTGATGTACCCGATAGACCTATATTTTTCCGCCTGCTCGGCAGCCCGCTCGCGCTCTTCCGCGTCCATGCCCGCATATATTTTCTGCTCGACACCCGAATTCGGCTCGCGCCAAACAGAGAACTCTTCGGTCTTTTGCTCGACCTCGTAGTATTCACCGATGTAGACGGAATCGTTCGTGAACCAGTCGAACTGCTTTAGCGATCGAACCATCTTGAAACTGGTTGGCCGTTCATGGATCTCGACTTCAGCGCTATCCAGATATTCCGACGTGTAGGTATCCCAACTGATCGGGTTAAGCACGACGCACCATTTGGCATCAGACTTGTCAAGCTTCTTGCTGTTCGGGTCAAAAAATACGCTAATATCGGCGTCGCTGATCGGCTCGAAAAGAATGCGTTGCGGTGCGTCATCGTCGTAATCGACCTCCACGCGCACATCATAGTCATTCGTCAGGCGCCAAGCACCCATGCCGCCACATGCCGCCTCGTCGAAAGCGGAAACGTATGAATCCTGCGCCTTGCTGTATTGCTCGTCGGAGCGATACACCGTCCGCAACGCGTTCATATCGTCGTTTCGCGAATCATCGTCGCCCGAACGGAAATTCACCGTCATGGCGTTAGCCCGATATTCCGATGCGATCCGACGCACGGCCTTCTGCACCTTGTTGACGACAAAGCGAGGCCGATTCTGGAATTGCTCACCCAGACCGCCTTCCCATTGCGCGCCGTCTACATACGCGAAGCGTCGATCTTCCAATGCAGCGAGGCGAACTTGCTGTTGCGGACCATAAGCGCGGTCAAACCGCGATGTCGCACGCTCCCAGACCTTCCCCAGGCGTTCTTCTTTGGTTATAGCCATTTGCACCACTTCCGTTCGATAGGTTCAAAGCCGCGGCGCTCAAAGAGCGGGCCAGCCGGGTACGCAATCTTCTCGCCGGCCATGAAGCATTTCACGCCTCGCCGTTTCAGTTCCTGCTCGGCCGCTTCGAAAAGCTGCAGACCGATCATTGCGCCGCGGCGGTCGGGCGCGCAGTAGAAAATGTCACCGGCCGCTTCCATGCAGCCCATGTAATGGATGCTCGGCCGCACGAACGCGACGAAGTAGGCAACGATGCGACCTTCAAGCCTGCCGATCATCATCATGAGCTGGTCGGCGTCCTGCATCGCCTGGTATAGCGCGACATTCGGCTTCAGGTCATAGCCCATATGCTTATGCAGGCTGATCTCGTCATAGTGCTCGTGCAAAAGCGGGAGAAGTTCCGCATACACGTCCTGAAAGCGCTCGACTGCGAAGGCAGGCTTTCTCATATGGAGTCCTAACGACGACTGTTAAACTGATTTGCGGCTGCGGCGCCACCTACGAACCCGACTTTTGCCGCAAGCTGCTGAACGAAAAGCTGTCGCGCGGCCAGAGATTCATAGTTGCGCAGCGCGGATGCCAGAAGTTTACCGTTAGACAGCAGTTTCGCCGCGTTTTCAGTCGTGATTGACGATACTTTTTGCGTGACTGTTCGAGTGAGAGCGCCAGTGATCGCGCCAGCCGCCATGCCGCCCACTGCACCAACCGGGCCGAACGCAGATCCGACGCCGCCCGTAATCAGCCCCTGCACCGCGGAATCCTTCAGGGCAGAACCGAGATTGCTCCCGAACCTTCTCACCGCACTCTGATTCTGCGCGGTGTCGCTGCCGGCAATCTTGCCTGTCTTGGCATAGCTCGCGGTCTGCCGCAACAGGTCGTCCGAGACGTTGGCAAACTGCCGTGCGTCTGACGCTGACATATAAGGCGTGTACTTGTCGGAGATCGTCTTGAACGTGCCGCGGTTAAATTCAGTCTTGCCGGCCGCGTTCAGGTTGCGCTCCTGAGCCTCGCCGAGTGCCAATTCCCGCGCGCGTTGCTGCCGCAATGCGATAGCCTTTGCCCGGTCTGCCGCTTCCATGTCCGGGAGCATCTTCTCGATGCTGCGCAGACCGGACGGCGAATCCGCGTTTTGGATCGCTTCCTGTGCGGCAGCAAGCGCCGACTGGCTCGTCTGCTGCGACTGGATCGCAGAGACGTTCTGTGCGTGCGCGCCGTGCAATTCCTTATACGCCGGAGACTGGCTATCCAGCACTTTACGAAACTCTGCCTGAGCCGCCGCATGCTTGTCGCTTGATGCGAGCGCGCGTCGAATGTACTCCTGTCCCTGCGCAGGAAGGCCGGTCAGATCGTTCTTGTTCTGCAGATGCCGCGCGAGTTCGGTCAGCGCATCGAGTGTGTCTTGCGGCACCTTGTCGGCAGCACGTGCGCCAGGCTTCATCTGCTCGGTCTTGACGCTGTTGATGGCGTTCACCAACTTGCCCGGATCCACTTCGCCGCTTACAGGATCGACCGCGCTATATAGGCGACTCTGGACCGACTGCATTGCGTCGATCGGCTCGGATGCCTGCTTGAACTTGTCTAGATACCCTTGAAAGCCAGGCGCGGACTTTTCAAGCTGTTTGTCTAGCACTTCCTTGACGCGCAACAGTTCCCGCGATGCCTGAACACCCGCAGGGTTGGCCGTCGCCATCTTCGGATCAACCATATCGTCGATGCCCTTGCGCACCGAGTCATACAGCGTCTGTGCGTCGGTGATCGGTGCGCCGTCGTTGTCGATGATGTTCCGCAGGCTGTTGAGCGACTGCGCGACTGCAGGACGCTTGCCGCTCGGGCCAGCGAGAATGCTGTCGATCGTATTCAGCACTGGCGCTGGATTGGCGGGCTTCGCGTTCTCGAAGATCTGCTTCAGGTCGTCGGTAGCCTGCGCGCTGCGGGCCGCCTTCATGCTGTCCAACTGCTCGGGCGTGCCGATGATCTGCTTCAGCGTATTGCCTGCGTCAGCCTGCCGAGACTTCTGCAAGTCATCGAACACCGTCGATCCCTCATCGCGCGCCATGCGCTGCGCGAGCTTGACCGGCGCATCGAACTGCGGCGTCTGGAGCTTCTGCGCTACATCCGGCGCGATCGGCTTTACTTCTGCCTGACCTTGGGCCGCCAGTGCATCGCTGCGCTGTGCCGCGGCCTCTGCTGCCTGATCGACTGCTTGCGGATTAGCTGGCGCACCCGGATTGTTAGGCGTACCGCGCTGCGCAAGCTCATTGGAGATCGCCGCGTCATTCTCAGCGCTCGCATTGGCAAACACTGAAGGATTGGCGTTCGTGCTGGCCTTCTGCACGGTCGTCACGTTCGCGTCGTTCGCCAGTTCAGCCGCAGTCGGTGTGTAGCCAGGAGTTTGAGGCGTGGGCGCCTGCTCAAGCTTCGTGGCGAGCTGGTCAGGCGTGTTTCCCGAAGCGTGCGCGATGTCCGCTGCGACGTGCGCATCCGCAGCGTTTCCTGCAGCGGAAATCTTCGTCGCCTCTGACGGCGACTTGCCAAACAGACCCTGCGCCTTCGCGATGCCCTTCGCAATGGTCGGATTCTCAGCCAATGCCGATAGCCCCGCTCCTAACGCTTTGCCTACGCCGAACCCCGCAGCACCTGCGCCCGCACCAACAGCAGCATCGCGCGCGATCTCAGCGCCGGATTTGTTATCGGCGATCGACGGGACCGCGCCTGCGACTGCTCCACCCGCAACGGCAGTCGGCAACGAAGCGCCACCGGCTGCAACATACGGCACCGCGGATCCAACGGCTCCAGCTACCTTACCGGCAACACTACCGCTCGTGTCGCGCGCGATCTTCTCATTGATCTGGTTGCGCGCATCGACTGCCTGATTGGCGAAGTCGTTGGCTCCCACCATCCGGCCACCGGCGGCGGCGATGTCCAGCAGACTGCCTGCGATCCCACCAACGCCACGCTCCGCAATATCAGAGAGCGTCGAGCCATTCTGCGCGGCTGTCGTGGGATTCTGCGGAGCGGTCGGCATGGCACTGGCCGGCAAGCCCGTAGAGCCCGCCAGCAGACCCATGGATGAACCCGTATCGCTGCCTTGCGGTTGCTGCGGCGATTGAGGCATCACCAGCGATCCGTCTGCCAATCCCTGCTTGACGATAGCGAGTTGATCCGGCGCAAGCGTTCCAGCCTGAAGCGCGGCGAGCGTCTGCGGGCCGATCGTTTTGGCGGGCGCCGCGGGCACCGAACCCGGCTGACTTTGGCTCTGAGCCGCGCCAGCATTAGCGCTATCGGCGGGCGCCGCCTGCGGTCGCATGAGTTGCGACGGATCGACCGCGATCTTTCCCGCCTTCACGCGCGCATCTACCGCGTCCATGTCTTGCGGAGAGAGCCGTCCGGAATTGTAATCCGCCACGATCTGAGCCGTGACACCCGCACCCGGAGCAAGCGCGGGCGTACTCGGCGCGACAGTCTGCGTCGGCATCTGTTGGGGCGCGTTGTCCATCCCCACGACGGACGGATCGAGCCCATACGATGCGGGGCTAGGCAATGGCGCTGCAGGTATCGGCGAGGCTTGCGGCGCATCCTGTCCGCCGCCCTTCGTGAAGTGCGACATCACGCGATTCGTGTATGCGCGCGTCTGTCCGCCCCAGTTCGCCGGGTCCGTGCCGCCGATGTATTGCGTCACAGCGCCCGCTGCGCTGCCAGTCCGCTGCATGCCTTCCTTCAACAGATAGGCAGCGCCAAGCGCCGCGGCTTCCGGGGAAGCATATGGGTCAATGTTGTACTTTTTGATGATCGCCGCGCGCGTGGTTGGCGTCACCTGGTACGGCGTGGCGGCGCCCGCACTGCTCACCTGATTGGCGTTCGACTTCTCGCCGGCCACGCGGATGCTCGTAAGCAGCCCGGGCGGAATGCCGGCCGCCTCCGAGGCAGCCTGATCGGCCGCCGCATAGACTGGGTCACGATACGATACAGGAAAGGTCGGATTCGTCATTTCGTCGGGTCGAAGGAGTTTGCACCCGGCGTCGTGTAATAGCTCGGCGCCACCTTCTTGCTGAACTGCGTGAAGCTATCGCCCTGCTTGACGAACGCTGCGCCGTTCGGCGTCTGCACCGTCATGTCCCGATATGCAGGGCCGAACGATCCGTTATTGCTGCGCGCCCAATCCCCGCGCGCGTTAGACCATGCCGCTTTCGACGCGAGGAACTTCTGACGCGCCTGTAGATAGGTAGCCCACGCTTTCGGGCTGTCCGTGATCTGCGGCACGTTCTGCACCGCACGCGCGGTCGATGCATCCGTGAAGTTGCCGTTGACCATGCTTGCGGTCTCAGCCTGCGTAACCAGACTTGCTGCTTCCTGCCGCAACTGCTGAAGCTTGGATGTATCGCCAGTCCAGCGCCGCCCAGCCTGATCCCACGTCGCGCCGAGCAGACCGCTCGTGCCGCCGTTCTCGATCTGGCCGAACGCATTTGCAAGCTCGCCAGACTGCTCGGAAAGCTGCTGATTCGTCTGGCCTGCCGTGTATTCTGGCTGAGCTGCGGCGATGGCAGCAGGAGGCGCGGTGATCTGCTGATTGACGAGCCCGGTATTGGCCTGCGTCAGCGCCGTTCCTGCCTGAGTTGCATTGATTCCCGCTTGTGCTTGCGCCGGCGCATAGGAGGCCTGCGTTCCAGCCAGAGAAGCACCAGCGTTTGCCGCTGCGATCTTCGCCGGGACTGTGTTCTGCGCAACTGCCGCTCCAGCTTGGCTCGCCTGATTCGCATACAGTTCTCCAGCGGAGTTCGCGCTGCCTGCGTTCAGGATGCTCGACGCAAGCTGCTTGGCGCCTTCAGGGTTCGTATTGATGAGCTTCTCGAACGAGCGAGTCTGGGCAGCGCCGGCCGTATCGCCTGCGTTCTCCTGACGCACCGCGCGTTGCTCCAGCAAGTCGAGCGCACCAGGCACATCATTGGCCTGCAAGCGAGCCTGCATACCTGCGACCGTAGCCACAGCATCTGACGACATACGCTGCCGGATGTTGACCCAGTTCACTTGCTGCTGGTTGGTGTTTGCGTTGACCTGGTTGGCGAACTCCGGGTACTTCTGCGCGAGCGCTGTCCAGTCCGAAGCCTGCGCGTTCGGGTTGCCCGAGAGCGCGGCCGATTCCATCTGGAACGCTTGTTGGCGCTGATTGTTGCCGATCTGAAGGTTTGCATTCGACGTAACGGCCTGGTTCTGCGCGTTGGTAGCCGCCACACTATCTTTAGCTGTCGCCAGGTTCCGGCCGATCTGCTGACCGATGAGGGCGTTCTGCCCCATTTCGGTATCGATGCCAGAGCCCATGTTTGAGAAGTCGTACATCAGGTCATCCCCCCGCCAGCGAATGCGTTAAAGCCTTGAGTGATGGAGCCAAGTCCAGACTTGAACGAATTGGACAGCGCCGCATCGTATTGCGAGCTGGCGTTCGCGGAATTCTGCGTCGCCTGGTTCGAGTTGTTCTGGAATACGTTGCTCGCAGCCTGAGACGCACTGATCGAATTCAGACCGTTATTCATCAACTGCCCGTAGCCGGCCAGCCTCTGCGTAATGAGACCGTTGAGCGTTGAAATCGACGTGTTGCCGAGGATGTTGCTCGTGTTGGAGCCACGCAGCCCACCGGTCGCCGACTGATTGGCGAGTATGGCCTCGTTTGCCGTTTTCATGTCGCCCTGGTATTGGGCGCCGGTCTTGATATCGTTGATGGCGTTGCCCTGTGCGTCCGCACCGTTCGCGCCAAGTAAATCCTGATACCCTGTTAGCCCGGAATTCCCCGCATCAAGGTATGGGGAGATCTGCGACTGCATCGTGTCGTACTGACGCTGCGCAAGCTCCAGTTGGCTTTGCGCCTGCTGTTGCTGCGATGCATTGGCCTTCCCCGCCTGATTGGCAGCCATGGCAGAGCTTGCCACGCCTGCTACCGCGACCGCTCCTACTGCTGCTGCGACCATAGATCACCCCACCGAAGATTCATAGCATCCAGAAAGAAAATAAGTCCCTGCATCCAGCGCAGCGCCGTCGTAACGGCTCAATGTCATAACTGCTGATTCAGGACCGACTACGCCTGAAATCAGGACACCTGCGGCCGACGCGCCAGGAATGATTCCCCTCTGGTCGCTCAATCCTTGGTGAGTAAAAGGTAATGTCACCGTGGGCTTCACGCTCGTCTTGAGAACAAGCGTTATTTCCACATAAATCAATGTACCGATCGAAGCCCACACGCCGACCGCTGTTCCGCTCGACGTGATCGGGCTATATGCATTCATCGGCTACTGCCGTATCGCCGTTCAGGGCCTGCGCCAGGGCTATCTGATTGATACGTGTCAGATTGGCCATGGTCAGGTCGCCAGCGGCTCAAGCTCAACCAGAGCCGTGAACCATGTCACCTTCTGCGTCGTCACGTGCGACAGTCTGATCTGCATCTTGTCGCGCGCGAGTCCGCCTGGAAGCCACCGAATGCGCCTGTCGTAAGCCGCCCGCGGCGTGGCCGATGCATACCGGATCTGCGACCAGCGAATGCCGTCAGATGAGTATTCCATCGCAATACGCGACGTATCGCCAGACTGGCCCGTCACGCACTTCAGTTCCACCGAGCGCAAACCTGCAGACGCAAGCGGCAGCATCGCCATCGGCCCCGTCGAACGATGCAGCACCGGCACGCCATAATGCCCGCCCGTCGTGCTATCCAGATACCCAACGCGGTTATCCGACACGTCCCCGCACGTCCACATGCCGTTGAACTGCACGAAATCGCGCGCCTGATAGAAGTCTGTCTTCGTCGCACCGCTGTTCAGTTGCGTCCAGAACTTGATCCCTTCCGATACCGTTGCGGTGGCATCGAACACGAGCGTCTTATCCGGCAGATGCACATATAGAAGCTCGGAATCCTCGAACGAAATCGCCTCCATCGAGACGACAGCCGTTTGCGCAGGCGTCAGTTTCGACAGTTCGTAGTCCACCGCGGCGGAACTGATCTTGGCCGGCGCATTCCCGTTGAGCATCCACACACCATTCGGCATGTTCCGGCCGCCACCTATCCAAGCGAGCGTGCGATTGAAATAACACATCGTCTGGCGGGACACACAACCGATGTCGAACGTATAGGACTGCTGAACAGTGAATGGGAAATTATTACCGCCAGTATTCTGCATCGTCTGCGTCGTGTAGCGGCCCATTACATATAGCTGGTTGTTCAGCTTGTAGATGGCGCTCACGCCGTCAGGGTCGTATTCAGCGCTGCCAAAGTAGCCGGGGAAATATGCCAGGTTCACCAGAGAACTGGAGAACACGTCCGTTCCATCCGTGACCATCACGTAGCCGGCCATGAACGCAGCATCGACAATCGGCGTGATCGGCGAACTCTTCGTCGTGTCAACCTGAATGAAGTTGCCGAGCGATCCCCACGTGATATTGAACGATGCGCCCGTCCCTGCGGCACTCGATAGGCTTTGCGGGACCGGATCGGCCGGCAGGAACTCGGTCAGCAACTGCTGCGTCAACTGGACCGTAACATGCGTCACAGCGCCCGCAGAGACGCCATCAACCAGCAGGACGATGTTCGTGTTGCTCAGCGTGATCGTGTCGCCTAGCACGTAGCCAGTTCCGCCCGTCGCTATCGTGATCGTCTGCGGCGACGACCATCCAGTCGGCGCGTAGTAGTACAGCAGGCCAGCAGACACGATGATGAGGAAGTCGAAGCCGTAATCCAGCCGGCATTTCAGACCATCATTCGCCACCGTGCCGATCTTGGTTCGAACGCCGTTCGTGTCGTAAGAATAGACCGACGCCCCCTGCACGCGGTACATCACGCCATTCCAGACGATACCGCCGCGCGTCGATTCTCCAGTCACGGATGACGCGATCCACTGCGTCAGGCCACCATGCGAGGTCGGCGTCCCCGCTTTCTGGTTCGTCGGCACCTGCCGAAGCTTCAGATTGACCGCAAACTCGCCTTGGACGCTCCCGTCATCGGTGACGACCGTTCCTCCGCTCATCAGCGGAACCGGGAAAGGTTGAACGTCAGCGAGCGGGACACGTGCCATTTATGCTCCTGACTGCGGCGAGTAGAACAGATCAACGCCCGACGTATTCGCCGCGGCCAGCACGGTCGTATCGTTGTCCGCTGGGTTCAGCGTGACCGCGACTTGCAATCCGAACTTGAACGCGCACGTCTCGACGCCGAAGTCCACGCGCACCAGTTGATTCGCCGGCAGCATGATCGTCATCGCAGGCACATCAGTGCCGAGCGTCGGCGCGGATGCCTTGTCGAACAGCTTCAGATAGGCCGTGACCGTCGCCCAACCGATCATCCCGTCGAAGCCAGTCGGGACAGCCGCGAGCGAGTTGATATTGGTCGATGCGCCCGTCACAAGGTGGAACTTCTTGAGCGAACTGATTCCGGTCACGTTCATCATGCACCCCCGCCAACGCCAGAGCCCGTCCCGCCCGCGATAAGATCGGCCTGATTCGCCACAGCGATGAACCAGTCCCGCAGAGCTTTCGCCTGCACGACATTGCCAGTCGCGGCGATCTGCGACAGCACGACCGAGATATCGCGCCGAAAGCCGAACGGATCGGCAAGCGTCGCCGGAGCGGGCGCCAACTCAGACCAGTGCGGGTTCTTCTTCGTTGCAGCCATGACAGACTCCTAGAGAGCTACCTTGATGACGTTTCCGGCCGTCGTGTCGATCCACAATTCGCCAGAGCCTGCGACCGGCTGCACCGTAGGCAACTGACTCAGCACGCGCAGTAACTGATTGAGCGACGTGCGCTGCGTCGTCCCGCTCGATTGCGAATAGATCGGCACCTGATCGCTCAGCGCAGGCGTATCGTCGAAACAAAGCTCGTTGATCGTCGCCATGTCACATCCCCGTGATGCTGTTGTCGCCGTCCCACAGTTCCAGATCCGGGCTCATGTGCGAGTCGGGACCCGAGTCGAGCTGCGGAGGACGCTGCGGATAGAATTGCGGGCCATCGGCGAAGCGCTGGTTACCGCTGCCGACCGGCATGTTGATCGGGCGCTGATACTGCGGGATCGACTTGCGGAAGAACAGCAGGTTATCCCGCGCCAGCTTCAGTTGCGCCACCGTGACAGATGACAGGTTCTTGCCGATGCTCGGCGCCGCGACGATGGCAGCCGACAGGATGACAAGGTTGACAAGACCGTTCGGGATATTGACGACCGTGGCCGCGTTGGCGATGCCAGGCGTGTCGGCGAATACCCAACCGCTGATGCGCGCGCCCTTGGTCTCAAGCTCCGCGAGATTCGCGTCAAGCCGGTCACAGATGCGAGCCATTTCCTCGGGCGGGAAATCGTAAACGGCCCCGCTAAGCCCAAGCTCGGCGAGGCCGTTCTCGACGAAGTAGGACTTGGGCGCTTTCACGAAGCGCTCTGTGCTTCAGGCTGCGGCTCTGACGAGGAAGGCGCAGCATCGACCACAGGGGCCGCCGCCGAAGCGTCCAACTTAGCCTTCGCCTCGCGTGCAGCCTTCGTGCGACCGTCCAGCTTGGCCTGCTCAGCCGTGATCTGCGCCTGAAGCGTCTCGTTTTCCTTCTCCAGCACGGCCAGTTCATGCGCTTCGAGCGCTTCGGCTGCGCTTTCATACCACCCTTCAGCCACGTGCGCGGGCGCTTCAGCCGCGTCCACGACCTTTTGCTTCAGCTTGCCCCAGACCGTATCGCCTTCGGCCGTATGCAGCAGGGACTTGAACAGAGCGACCAGCATCATGACGACCTCAGCAATTAGTTTGGATTCCTGCGTATTTTATACCGAAACCGTTACAACTCAACGGTTTATGGTGAATGAAGACGTCTAAACGTCAGATTTCGTTCCACCAGTTAAGCCACGCCTTGACGCGATGTAGTTCGCTCTCGTGGAATTGCACCATACCAATGAGCGAACTCAGATCGGAATAGTCTCCCCAGGAAATCGCCGTGCGCATGACTGCAGCCATATCGCCGCATCTGAAGTCGCCGTTAATAATGCGGACCGCGTCGCCGCGCGCCCATCCTTCTGGGATGAATCCAGGTTCGAGCGCGCTCACTTCTCCTCCGACTTCACGATCTTAACTTTGACCTCAGGAGCACCCTCAATGCCGCCAATACCCACATCCAGCTTGTCACCGTACTTCTTAGGTGCCATCTTCGACGCCAGCCATTTACGTGCATCAACGCGAAGCCGGGATCGGGCGATCCATTCGTTATTTGCCCGCTCGCCGCCCTCTGTATCGATCGTGTCGCGGTCTGTCTCGTCGGCGATAGCGAGAATTTCGTCAGCCATGTGATCGGCTTGAGCCTCGCGCGCGCGTGCGTACTGGTCCGAAAAGGACTTATTCTCATTCAGCCATTTGAAAACGCTCGATCTGCATGGCATTTCGTCGCCAAGACAGATGTTGCGCAAACTCTCGCCGTCAGCAATCCGCTCGCAGATAAAATCTGCAATCTCCTGCGTGTACATGCTTGGGCGCCCCATTTCACCCTCCCTTCTCTTGCTCGTTCACAATCTCGCCATACAGAATCTGCGATGCGGCAACAAGCTCCCGCGCCTCGGCAAGTGCGCTATCGAGCCTATCGACCGCGAGTAATGCCGTCAGTCTGTCCGTGCGCTTCTTGACTTCGGCAAGCCATGACCCGCTGTTGCACTCTTTCATTATCATTTCGTTTCTCCATTCGAAGGCGCAACCCATCGAAACGTAGCCGCGCGCTTTGCTTGAACTTCGTCCCATAGCGCCTCTATGGCGTTAGCGTCGAGCTTCTTCTTGCCGCCGCGCGTTCCTGCTTTGGATTGCTCGGCGAGAGTGGGGATGCGGGCTGAGCCTTTCATTTCAGGACCGCCGGGAATAGTTCGTCGCCCCTATATTCGAGAATCAGATTGCTCACCTCATACGATCCCAGAGCATTGCCAGCCGGCTTAAGGTTTTCCTTCGACCATGCGCCCAATGCATATGCCTCAAGCGGCGTCTCAGGAACAATGGACAAAATCCCCTTGGCGCTCATTTCTGCTTTCATCACTTGCTCTCCTCAGTCACGCCGCGCCAGTAGTCCGTCCCTACCCACACGCCAATCTCCGATTTGCTCGAATGACGGTCCCATTCACCGTTAGCGAAACGCACGCGCTCTGCAGCCTGAATTACGCTGCCGTCGTTCAGCCGGCGCTCCAGGTCGTACCACCCGTCACGAACCGGGGGAGTTTTGCAGGGGATCCAGTCGGTTAGAGTCATGATGCTTTCTCGGTAAGGCCACGCCAGCAATGGTTTTGGTAGATCGATTTCCCCCCAGATGGCACCGCATAGAACGTCAATTGTTCCCAGTGATCGCCGTTCCAGTATTGGAAGCCACGCCATCTCCCATGGGATGAGTGCCCCTTCGGTTCAGTAACTTCGTAAAATCCGATCCGCACCGGGGTAATTTCACCGTCGAACCATTCAGTCTTTTTCATTTGCCCTCTCCTTTCGCCGCGGCCAATGCTTCTTCGATGGTCTCGACAACGTAGATTTCGCCAGTCCATGCGGCGTGAAATTCTTCCTGCTGCGGCGTGAGGCGGCGTTTGCTCTTTACCTTCTGGCCGTCCTTGATCTCGATCAGGATCGTTCGCTGGCCGATCGCCACCACCAGATCAGGAAATCCCTGACCAACCGTGTGAGTCGGCACCACGCGCGCGCCGATGGACCGCAGGGCGGCCACGATCTCCGGTTGGTTGCGATCGGCTTTGGCGGCGTATTTCATCCGTACACCACCCGCTCTATCGTCTCGTTCAGCACCGACAACTCATCCTTCTTCAGCACCTTCCAGATGCGCTGCTGGCCGTGGATACCGTTGAAAGACCCTTGATGGCAGTCCTTGCATAGCGGAATAGCCGTGAACCACTGTCCCTGCTTCAGTTCGTGCGCGTCGCTCGGGCCGGCCGCTCCGCATACGCCGCAATCCATTTCCTTGATCGCGGCAATGTGGGCGCGCTCGTGCGTGTCAGGGGCGCGTTTGTTCTTGCTCTGCATGGCTAGGCTGCCTGACCGAAAAATGCTTCGACCAGCGGGTCGCGGTGGACGTTGACGGACGATTTAACGATCCGCACTGGCCTCGTCTCTTCCGCACGCTGGCGCAACTTCTGTTGGCGCTTGGAGTCGCGAACATAGTTCGCACCTGGGCCAAAGCTCCAAACGTATGCGGTCATGTTGCCGGCCAGTCTCTTTTCTCCGCTCCGATGCGCCGTTCCGTTGGCGCGAGCGATTCGCAATTGAACATCGATGCATTCGCGTGTCTTGCCGATCCGCTCACCGATCTCAAGCGACGTGGCAGGGCCGTAAGTCTCCAGAGCGTCAAGCACGCAG